GTAATTGCATTGGGGGTCGTGGGCATCTTTGTTGCTCTGTTGGCGCTTCTTACGAGGTAACCGTCATGGACCAGACGGATTTCGAGGAACCGGAAGACGACAGCCAGGATGTGTTGCCCCAGGATGAGTGGCCCTGGAACGTGACAATAACGCCGCCGCCGGAATACGATGAACCGCCGGGCGGCGGCTAAGGCGCTCGGGTTGTGGGCGGCCGCATTTCTGGTGCGGCCCAGAGGAGTTGAGATGCCACAATTTGGCGACGAACTTGCGGAGGTTTTGCGACGACTGGGCGCATCGGTTCAGGACGTTGACGGGCTGCGCCTTGAGGGGAACAACATAGGCGATGCTGCTTCCCTGGTGCGTTCGTGGACCGGGCAGAGCGGGGACATCGACGCGAAGGTGGCTAGGTTTGACGCCCTGGATTGCAACCTGGGGCCGCACGACATGATTGCCGTCCGGCTTTACGACACTCCAAATTTTCAGAGCATTGCGAATTCCTCCGAGACAAACGTTGTCTTCTCTGAGTTGCGGGCGCTTTGGGGGAATGTCTTTTCATGGAGCGCGTCTGACCCAACGGTTATCAATGTGCGGGACTTGCCCGAGGTTCCGCTGATTCGGGTGAGTGGTTCGTGCGTTTGGGCCACCGATGGCACGGGGTATCGATATACCGTTCTTGCGCCCTACGACGCCGACGGGGTGTTGCTGACTCCCGGGGTGGCACGAACCCTCACGACTACGGGGGCGGTTACTGGCGTACAGACGACCTATAGTTATGCGGACGGCATCCACCGAGTGCCCGGCGTGAACAAGATGCGGACAATCAAGTTGAGGGTTGGACAAACCTCGGGCGGCAATCTCAATCTAGAATATGCCTCGTGCATGCTGGAGCTGGTCGGCAGTGTGAGACTGGGATAATGTGACCCATGCCCTTCCGTTCCGCCAAGCAGCGCAGGTACATGTACGCGAGACACCCGGCAATAGCAAAACGCTGGGCCAGGCACGGCGCCCGCCGCAAGACTAAGACACGAAAGGCCAAGAGGTAACATGTACACCATTTCCGGCAGCGGATGCAGACAGATCATTTGCGAGTGGATCAAGACAATCGTCGGCTGCGTTGTGGGGGCCGCATATCTAATCGAGGACACCTTCACTGACGCGGATGGCACTGCGCTCTCATCGCACACTCCGGACACCAAGCCGGCAGGATCAGGCTGGGCCAATGTCATTGGGGGCGGGTTCACCATTCAAGGCAACAAGGCAAGCTGCAATGGGGCAAACGATCAGTTGGTGGAAATAGAGGCCGGCGCCGCGGACGTGGATGTTGTGGTGGCCTCGATGACCCTGGGACAGTATTCTGGCATTGTGGCCCGGGGCACCGGAACGGGGCTAAACTGCATCTTGGCCCTATTCGACACCGTCGCGAATGAGTATGGGATCTATGCCTGCCAGGGTGCATATACGCGGATTGCCGGAGCCGCAGAAGCCCTAAATCCAGGGGATGTCCTTACAAATGCTGAACTGAAGGTAACGGGGACGACCATAGAGATACTCGTCAACGGTGCAAGCAAGGTCTCGACAACGTCTGCGGTGCATCAAACCGAGACGGCAATTGGCTTGCTGGGATACGGCGAGGATGGAACCGCCAAGTGGGATGGCCTCACCGTGGCTGCCCTTTGATGCTCTACTTCGCCGTGTTTACCTGGGTTATATCATGGGCACAATGATCTGCCTGTTCGTAGTGGAGAGAAAGCATGACATCTTACGTAACTCCCAAGAAGAACGCCGCCTATATCTTCTACGTCGGATTGGTCAGTAGCGCCAATCGGCCAGACTTCCAGACCAACCCGACGCTTGCTGCCGGAGACGTCAAAGTCTCGATAGACGGCGGGGCACTGAACAACCTGGCGACTCTGCCGGATGTTCAGCCAGATGGGGCAACGGTCCCTGTGAGGGTGCAACTCTCAGCAGATGAGATGAACGGCGACAACATCATTGTGGTCTTTATCGACCAGACCGCAACTTCGGAGTGGGATGACCTGTTCATCGGTATCCAAACCTCCGCCAGACAGGTGGATGACCTGGCCTATTCTGCGGAGACAATGGACAGCACCGTCACGCTGAAGCAGGCCGTGAACATTATGCTGGCCGCCCTGGCGGGGAAGTCTACGGGTGGAGGCGGAGAGACGATAACCTTCCGCGACGCTGCGGACAGCAAGGCCCGCATCACGGCCACGGTGGACAGCGCCGGCAACAGAACCGCAATCACGACAGACGGGGCCTAATGCTCGCCGGGTACTGGAGCACTCGGTACTTCGTCCTGCATTACTGGTCAGGGTACTGGCCCGGCTTTATTGTTCGGGGACCAGGGGCGGGGGCTGAAGTCAAGCGAAAGCCGCCACAGGCTGGCGGCCCAGCTATCGTTACCGACAAGCAGCTGACCAAGGTGCTTGTGCGGGAGGCGATAGAGAAGCTGGGCGCCGAGGAAATCAAGAAAGCAGAGATTGCGGCAGCCAACGAGGCCTTTGATCGAAGACAGCACTTCAGCGAGTTGGGAAAGAAGGGCGCAGAGGTCAAGCGGGAGAAGGCGCTGGCAAAGGAGCAGCAGAAGAAAGAACTCCTGGAAATGCTGGAGGCCGGCAGGAAGAAGCATCAGGAGCAACAGCGCAAAGAAAGAGCAGCGCCGCCCAGGTCGGAAACCGCCCAGTTTGTGGAACAGAAGAAGAGCGACCGGGAGAAGATGTCCCACTTGAGAGCCCTGAAGAGAATTGCCAAAGAAGAGAGACGGCGGCGTGTGGGCGGGTAAGCTGGGAGATGACTACACCCGCAGGAACATGACAGGAGACCAGACCGCCTTCTTTGCGCCGATCGTGACCCTGACGGGACCGTTGGAGTCGGTGATCGAGTTCGGCCCGAATGTTGGGCTGAATCTGTCTGCGCTTAGACGGATATTCCCGGAGATTGAGGTTGCCGGCGTAGAGGTGAACCAGGGAGCTTGCGCGGAACTGCAAAAGAGGATCCCGGATGCCGTGGTTTACCAGTGCCCGGCAGATAGATTTGAAACCGAGAGAACCTATGACCTTGTACTTACCAAGTCCTTCCTCATCCACATTCCCCCGCAGGAATTGGATGCGGTCACCGCCAGGCTCTACCAGTGTGTTCGACGGTGGCTACTCCTGGCGGAATACTATAACCCGAGACTCGTGGAGGCTCATTACCGCAATACTGTCTTGTGGAAGCGGGACTTTGCAGGAGAGATGCTGGACAGGTACCCAGACCTACAACTCGTGGCCCACGGGTTCAACTACCACTTAGATGAATTCCCTCAGGATGACATCACTTGGTTTCTGCTAAAACGTGTGCCATCGTAGGGAACGGGCCGAGCGTCACTCCGGAACTGCTGGAGGTTATCGGGTGCCCATCATTTGGGCTGAACGCCATAGCTTCAATCTACCCCCAGACAACATGGCGGCCGACGCACTACCTGCTGGGTTGGTCCCAGGGGGATGGGGGGCTTTCTGCGCTCCCGCTAATCCTGGAGTCGGTGGCATTGGGGATACCGAGTTACATCCCGCATCATTGGGGAGAGAGGGTCACGGGACCGAACGTCTCTATTTACGGGACGAACAAGGGGCCTCAGTGGGCGACGCACCTGACCTGCCTTTTCTCGGGACATACGTCTGTCTATCTGGCGGCACAGGTGGCAACGTTGTTGGGGTTCAAGCATATCCTGTTCATGGGACTGGACGGACTGAAGCCGAGGCACGGGAAGGACCAGAACCATCTTACGGATGACTACTACGAGTACGACGAGGACTTGTCTTCCAAGAATGCGGCCATAGCGAATGCGGGCATGTTCGCCGGCTACATCCAGATGGTGGGGCTGATGAAAGAGCGTGGCGTGACCTGCGATTTCGTTGTGCCGCCGAAGAGAATAGGGCTTGAGTTTTGACTGACGAGCAGAACGTCCCGCTAACCGAACTGGCCCTCATGGTCGCCCTGGCGAGGATGGATTCACCAGAGGGCTATCAGGCATTCTATGCGCTCATCCAGGGCTTCCCTCCTCCGAGACATGCCGCCGCCTGGGTTGAGGACATCTTCAAGGCTAAACGGGAGGGGAAGGGGCTGGTCATTGAGGCCTTCCGGGGATCTACCAAGACGACCACCCTGACCGTTCTATTCGTGGCCCATCAGATTGGGCTGCATCCGGAGAAGTCTAATCTTATTGTAGGGCTGAACGACGCGGCATCGAAGAAGCGGGGGGCCTCCAAGATAGCCGACATCATCCAGTACAACAGGGGGTGGAAGGCGATATTCCCGAACGTCGTTCCAGATGTTCCTAGAGGCTGGGGCGACAATGGGTACTGGGTTCAGGACACCAGCATTCCCTACGACGAGTGGAGCCGAAGACTAGGGCTGGACTACACCTTGTCTGGCTGGGGCTACACATCCGGCGCCCTGGTGGGCATGCACCCGACTGGGACATTGGTCATCGACGATATCCACGGCGACGAGAACACCTCTTCTCCCAGGCAGTTGGAAGAGGTCATGGACATCATCAAGGGAACCCTCATGCCCACCCTGGTCCCCGGAGCGTTTCACATTGTCGTGGGGACGCCGTGGGTCGAGGGGGATGCCATCTCATATTTCAAGGCGCTGCCGACGATGTTCCATCACATCCGCACTCCCTTATTGGTTGGGGAAAAGTCGGTATGGCCCGAGGTGTTCACCGAAGAGGAAGTAATCAACCGGAAAGCCGCCAGTGGGGCTGTCGAGTTCGCCCGCATGTACATGCTGGATTTGGAGGCGGCCAAGGGTCACAATCTGAAGAAGGAGTGGCTGGGATACTTCAACTACGAGGATATCAAAGAGGACTGGCCCGTCTTCATGGGCAACGACTACGCCTCTACCTCGGACAGAATGAAGCAAAAGAAGCGGGACGACAACGCCGTATGCTGGGGCAGGCTCACCCCGAGGGGCGATTTGGTTCTGGTTGACGGGGACGCAGAACAGATGTCCCAGGCGGAGGCCTACCAGAGGATCATCGCCAGGGCCTCCTCTTTCCCGACACTCCAGCAGATTGGCATTGAGAGCATCGGCAAGGGCGAGGAGTTCTACGAACTTCTGGCGCAGGCCCCTATATTCCTGCCCATTATTCCCATTCCTTCACATAGTGGATTGGCTAGGTCTAAGGGCGGACGCTTTGAGAAAGTGTTAGCCCCCATGTTCCAGAGAAGGCGTGTGCTGATTTCCACGAGGCAGACGCCATTCCTGAAGAAGTTTGTGGACCAGTGGATTTCATGGGATGGTTCTGGAAATGCCGGAGACGACACGCTGGATGCAGTTTACATGATGGTCAAGGCGGCGGAGGGCTTCATTGCCCTACCCGCATTACAGGTCTCGGCGGAGAGCCCGCTGTATTTCGAGAAGAAGAAGATGGTCAATCCATGGGCCATCTTGGGGAGAGGCAATGGCTGATCTGAAGAAAGACATTATGCGCAAGGCCCGGCAGATGGTCGATGCGGACAAGAACCTCCACAGATACCAGGAGGAGTACGAGCGCATGGCCCGCCTGGACTGGACACCTCCCGGCGCACTAGGGCAATTTGCGTTCATCCGGGGGAGACCGTCTACTGCACCCTATGATGCCCTTCGGGGTGCGGTCAGGGCGATGGCGAACCTCCAGCCGAAGATAACCGTCCATCCGGCGACGGTTCTCAAGGCCATAAGGGGGAAGGACGACAACAGCCTGGAGGCGAGGAAGCTGGCCAATCAGTGGGAGACAACGTTCCACTGGGTGCTGGACAGACTGATAAAGCGGTCGCCCACATTTCTATCTGACATCGTCTGGTCTTCCGTGTTGTACCACGAGGTCAACGGGCAACCCATTCATCTCCCTACGCAGAAGAGGATTGCCGATACCCTCCGGGGGACAAAGGGCGAGGCGGCGATGCGGATGGGCGACTGGGGCGTGAAACTGGCAGACCCCAAGACGGTGGACGTTAGGTATTCGAACTACGGCACCGATGCGGTTCTTTCGGTTGCACTGAGGGATGCCAGGTGGGTTTCGGAGTTCTGGGGCCACAAGGCTATTGCCGCGCAGATTGAGAAGAACCCCGACTTTGCCACAGAGCCTTTCCTGGAGTGCGACTACGTCGATTACGAGAACCGCTTTGTGTGGGCTGTTCAGAGCAATTCGGTTAGCGAGATTGAGAACCTCAAGTACACATTGCTTTCTCCGCAACCCTGGCTGGGGAGAGAGGTTCCCTTTCTGCCGTGGATCAACGTGGCGGGGGGAACGAAGATTGACTTGGCGCCAGAGCACCAGAGACGACCGTTGCTCTATCCGGTGTTACAGACGGGTGCCTGGATCAACGCCAACATCATGGGCACGATCATGCAGTCGGTAGCTGTTGCAGAGGCGGCCGCCGCAAGGAACGTCGTGAAAGGTGCCGGGGCAGCGGATGTCGAGGTTGACCACGGAGAAATTGGCGGACGCATCAACCTTACTCCCTTCCAGACCTACGAGAGAGTGCAGCAACTTGGACTAGATCCTCAGATCAGGGAAATGTTCGATAGGACAGAAGATGCCATTCGCAGAGCGACGGTGGCGGATGTTCTGGTAACTGGGCAGCCGATGGGAACCGACCAGACGTTCGCCGGCTTCAACCTTCAGGTCATGCAGGCCCTTGCCTCTCTGGGGGATTTCAAGAACGTCGCCCAGCTATTTATCTCCCGACTACTGGAGCACATGCTCCTTCTGGCACACTACACCGGGGGAGAAATCTCGGGCTATGGCAAAGACGACAAGGTCTACACCATTGATAGCGAGGACATCGACCCCGAGGGGATCTACATTGATGTGGAACTGACCACCGACGTTCCGGTGGACAGGCAGCAAAGAGTGAATGCGGCCATGAACCTGGCGAACTCGGAGAACCTTCCGATGTCGCCCCGATCTCTTCTGGAGTTCCTGGGAGTGACAGATCCCGAGGGTGAAATTAGGGACTGGATGAAGCACCGCGTCAGAATGGCCGATCTCATGGGCAAGCTGAAGAAGATCGAGCTGACAGTCTCCGGAGAGATCGAGCAGATGGCCGCCAAAATGGCACAGCAGATGATCCAGGACCAGATGAAACAGCAGCAGGCTCCGGAGGGGGGAGAACAGATGCCGGGAATGATGGGCACCGGAAGCCCTCCCGAGGATATGATGGCCCCTCCGGGGATGCCCGGAGTTGAGGGACAAGAGGTAAATCCCGCCGCCGGGGGAATGCCCCCCGCCATGGCTAACCCGATGGGGAACACATTTGAAGGTCAGACGGGAATGAGTAGGGGCGGTCAAGAACTGGCGGGTCTCTAATGTACACCGAGAGAGAATACGACATCATGCTCCTGGAAGCCCAGGAGGAAAACGACAAGCTGATACAAGAAGTCGCCCTGGAACTATTAGGGAACAGGGCGAAGAGGATGGTGAAGAATGGCGAAATTGGCGGGGGGGACAACGCCTCCCAAGCCGGTCCGAACGCCCCCGATCAAGCGGCCGCCGGTGCCGGTGGTAACGCCGCGGGGGGTGTTTACGCCAGGGGCCCAACCCCAGCCGTGGGTCAACCCTAGAGCCGCAGAGAGTGCGGCGATAGGCCAGGCAGTTGCCGGGGCCTACCAGTCCCTATTTCCGGCTCTTCCGGCGGGGCAAAACGTGCCTGGTCGTGCCGGCATCGGCGGGGGGCGGTTGATCCCGGTGGATACCTCTATCCCCACGGCACTCCGGACGGCTGGGCCCGCGTATCGCAGCGGCTTGCCCGCGGGCGCGGGGTTTACCGCGGGGCAGAGTGCACTCGGAGAGACGCAGCGCATTATGACTGCCCGCTATGGCGCCCCCGCCGGTTGGCAGGCAGAGGCACAACGCAAGGGAGCCTCCAAAAATGTCGCAATGCAGGAAGCGCAACAGGATCGAGAGCGAGCTTATGTCCTTATGGCTCGTTATGGAATGGCCGCTCCCGAGTTGATACCTGGAACCTCTGCCTACCAGGAGCGGCAGCGTGTTCTTGCCGCCCGCTACAGCGCGAAAGCCCCCACTATTGCCACGGTGGGCGGACAAGCCAAGAGAAAACTTAGGCCCACTGTTGATACCGGCGGGTATGGCCAGGGGGACGGCGGGGGAGGCTACGGCGGTGGTGGCGGCGGTGGTGGCGGCGGTGGCGGGAGGGGCTATGGCGGCTATGGCGGCGGTAATGGGCTAGTCAACTGGAGAATTGGGTACTGATGACCACTTCACAGGCGCCTCCTCCAAACACGCCGCGGGTAATCAAGACAGACAAGCCCACCGCGCGGGCCTCGCAACCATCCACGCAGTACCCGTGGCAGCAACCCGGCTTTACCCCTCGGGCGCAGCAAGTCCCAAACTATGAGCGCCTGACTGCAACCGAACGGTGGGTGATGGATCGTTTGCCCGGTATTGCGGAGAGCGGGGTGGGGCGCGCTCTGGAGTGGTTTAACAACACATGGGCCGGCAGGGCACTGCAATATTTAGACATTGGGGCCGAAGGGGTTGAGCGGGGCATTGGCTTTGTTGCACAGGCCCTTGATGCAAACGCCCACGGCCAAGAGGCCTGGGACGATTTCCAGGCAAACGCCCGAGAGGCATGGTACGCGGGATCTCTTGCGGCCGACTTTGTTGGAAGTCCCACCGGGGATATGGTCCCCTATACCGTTGCCGGCGGAGGCGTTGGAGCCGTCGGTGGGGCTGTTCTGGGAAGTCTCGGTGGGCCCATCGGGACGTTCGCGGGCGGTCTTCTTGGCGCGGGCGTTGGAACGGGAATTGGCCTCGCCTTTCAGATGGGGGAAAATGGCCACGAGAGCGTGGCCTCCCTCGTTGAGTCTCGACGGCAAATTGCCGATCTGGTTCGGCAAGGCATGGACCCTGGCGATGCCCTAGTCCAAGTAAGGGACCAGATGTATGAGTCGCAAGGGGCACTGGCGCTTCGTTCCCAGATGAACGACCTATGGGTTCACTTGTTTGCAGACCCCATCAACATTGTTGCTGAGTTTATCAAACCAATTGAGGCTCTTGCGGTTCGCAGGATATTGTCTGTGGAGAGGGCCTTGCCCGACGAGGTGGCCGGGGTAGTGGCCGATACGCAACGGTCTATTGATGCCGCCCGCGAGATCATGAGGACGGCCGAGACAGCCCAGAACGCCGAAGAGATTTCCAAGCAGGCTGGAGTAATCTCGGACCTTACAAGAACCCTGGAATTGATTCAACAGGGTCCGCAGATGTCGCCCTGGCAACAGACACTACTTCGTATCGCCGGGAATATGGACTGGCCCACAGACAGTGTTGCGGGGAGGTTCTTGAATTCCAGAGCGGGGCGGCTAATAACAGGACCGTTCCGACTCACGCGAGAATCTCGGGCTTACGCCTTCGTTGATACGATTGAGACTAACCTGAGGGCCTATCTTCCCCAAGACTTCCAAGAGGCCATGCGGACGGTTCTTCGCGCCCGAGATGGCGTCTATAGTCCCCAGATCGCGCACATGGTTGTGACAGCAGAGGGAAGGTATGTCCGCGGGATGATGAGTGGCCTGGGCGGCATAGCTCAGGACCTTCTTCATGCAAGAACGGCAGCGATGCCGGATCGCCGTTTACTGGAGTTGATGTCCACAGTTCTCGGGGAAGACGTCTACCGGGTTCTGGGACAAATGGAAAATGAGGCGCCCGCCCTCTTCCGGCGGTTCAATGAGGCATTGGCGCAAGTCCCCGATGGTCAAAGGATATTGGAACAGACGCTTAGGATCGGCAATCGTCAGCTTGGTGATTTCACCGCCGACCTCCTCAAGGGGATGCACGGCTCCCTTTCTGGAACGAACACCGTCACCGACGATCTGCTCAGGCTGGAGTTTCTGAATCGAGCAGCGGATATTGCCGCCCAGGCGGGTATTGCCAAGTTTGGTGTTCGGGCTAGGGGTACTCTTCTAGCTGCGGCGGATGCTATCAAGGCGGCCGAATCTCTTGCTCTGCTCCGGGCCGGGAACGTTGTTTACCCGCTGCGAAACTGGGTCAACAATGTTGTAACGATGATTGCCCGAGGTACTTATGCCGGGGGTGGCAGAGAGGCGATTGCTGACGTAGAGAGAATACTGGGCGGGATGCCAACCAGAATGCGTTCGGGAATGGGCATGGCCGGGCTGGCGGGAAATGAGGGCCTGAGTGCCGCCGAGTCCATTATCGCCCGGGCGTCCAGGGGAGAGCGGGGGTTCTGGAACCAAGCGAGGGACTGGATTTCTGGCATTCACTTCCCCGGAGACACAGGGGCCTGGGCCAGAAGGATTGAGGTCGGCGCTTCTCAGAGAGGCTACGCATCTGGCTTCCACCGCTTCTTCCGCCAGGGCAGGCGTGCCTTGTTACAAAACCTGGAGGATTTCGCTCCCGATGTGGCCAACAGCATTAGGGCCAGATATGGCGATGATGCGCTTCGGGCCGCGAACAACGCCATCCGTGGGGCCGGCACGGACGATGATATCCTGCGCGCTCTGGCCTCTACTGACAATATGCATCTGAACCTAGAGAACATCCTAGACTCTGCCAGCCAGCGGTTCGGGGCGCAGATCGACAACATTCTTGATGATTCCTTCACGGCGCGGTGGGGTCCCGAGATTGAGCGGGCCGCAAGGGCGGGCCCAGCCGAGATCGACAATATTGTCGATAGAATGTGGGGAGAAGTACAAGACGAACTAGATAATCGCCTAGACGATAGTCTTCGGACGCTAACCGAGGAGGCAACAGAGAGGATTGCCGCCGAGGGACCGGGATCTTTCCCGGGTGTTTTTGGTGATGCGGTAGACGAATTCTACGGTTCCTATGTCCAGGGTCACGCAATGACAATGGCCCGCGTCGGCGATCTGACCGACCTAAGACCAGAAGTTGCAAACAGAATGATGGGCGTTCTGCTGGACCGAGAGCAGCGGTTTATGGCCCGCGGCTGGGGCCGCCTAGAGGCAAGGTTTCAGGGCATTGCCAACGGGGTCAGGCGAATGAACGTGCCCGGTGGCGATGAGGTCATGACCTCGTTCCGACAATGGCGGGATGGCTGGGGACAGTTCTTTGAATGGCGCAACACAACCTGGCGGGAGTTCTTTGATGCCCGCGTGGCGGGACGGGCCCCGGCGTTGAGCTTTGACGAAATACGCTCAGCGGTGAATCGTCGCTATGATGACGTTGTGGCCATGGAGGCAGAGCGCCTACAAAACATTGATCGGCTGGTCGGCGGAATGCTTCCGGAGAATATGCGCCCCACATTTGCTGTATATAGGGATAGGGTTGCCGCGCTAAGGGCAGAACGGGCCACCATGATCCGCGAGTGGTTTGCGCAGGTAGATTCCATCCCCTACGATCAGAGACAGGCTGCCTATGCCGGTTTCTGGCGGCGGATGATGGACAACACCTCGGCCATTTCCGTCGAGGAGAAGATTGGTTCTCGTGCCGTGGCGGGGAATGCGGAGGCTGCCGCAACTTACCAGGACGACCTGATTGCTGCCAGCGTTCGTTCCGAAGAGGCAGTACGGGGAGCGCCGCTTTCAACTGCTGAGCAACGGCAGATTGTACTAGATAGACTGGCTCAGTATGGCAGACCTCAAGAGGAAGCCGACCTAGTAATGGGGCGGTTGCGCCAAGTGGCAAGACCTCCGGAACCGACGGCGGGGCTGGGGGTTCCGATGGATGCCGAGCAGATCGCGGCGCAAGCCGGCGTCATGACGGATGCACAGCGGTCCGCCATTGCGGCTCAAGACCTAACAACAATAGAGCAAATTCGCCCCATTCTGGCAGCGATGCCTCCGGCGCAGCGCCAGGCATGGCTAGTGAGGGAGAGCGAAAGCAGCCTTGCCATTGGCCTACAAGAGGGATGGATCACCGCCAGGGAGCTAAACGAAACCAGGGCGGGGCACAGACTCAACAATGTCTTTGTCACTCGGGGCGGGTGGATTAGGTGGGGCTTTGAGGAACTCAACGGAGAGCAGGTTCCCGTTCTGACTTTCATCCGGGGGCGGCGACCCGGTGGATCCGATGTTCTACGGTCCTGGATGCGCCATAATGATGTCGCCGGTCACCGCATGTTTCTGACCAACGAACTTCTTGCCGACACCGTAAATGAGGCTGGCGAGACCGTAACTCGGGGCGACACCTTCTTTAGGAGAATGGTCAGAGAGGGCGCCGTAACGCGGCTCAGGGATTTGCCGCTCGTTTCTGGCGAGCAGAGGATACTGTTCCGCATGGGCGGAGAGGCACAAGAAGCCGCCCATCTTCCCGACTTCCACGCCTTTGTCCCCCGACAACTCTACATGGACACTGGTATTGATCAGATGTGGTATCTGAGGGGACAGCATGCTGTAGAGTCTATTCGGGATGCAGCCCTAGACCTACGGGGACGGCCACCGCTCAGGTTTGCCGACCTTGGCGAGGCAGAACAGCAAGCATTACGACGATGGATGTCACAGAGCCAGGTGCAGTTGGCCCAGGCCCGTTACATGGGAATGCGGGGCGCAGAGTTCACGCGCGATAGTGCTCTTCTAAACTACAACCGTCGGCACAACTACAACACCTTCCTCGGGGCAATCATGCCCTATGAGTTCTGGTTTACCGAGTCCGCCCTGAAGTGGGCACTGCATTCCATCGACCGCCCAGAAATGCTCATGATCTATCTCAGAATGCAGCGGTTCTTGAACACCGCGTATCGGCCAGAACAGAACCTCCCCGCAAGACTTCGGGGGCAAATCCGTATCCCCATGCCCTTCCTGCCGAATTGGATGGGCGACAGCATCTTCGTAGATCCGATGCGGTTTGCGCTTCCGCTGGACCAGTTTACCTATCCCTTCGAGCAATATCAGCAACAGCAACAGCGCGATGATGGGGCAACAACCAGGGTTCTGGAACAACTGTTGAATGATGGCCAGATTGACCAGGCGGAATATCAAGAGGCTCTACAAACCAGACAGGGAACAACATGGGACAGGGCACAGGCATTGGCCAGACAGGATGACGACGAGGAAAGGCTTAGTGCCTTCGATTTTATGTCCTTGTTCTCCTCGCCGCATGTTCCTCTCCAGTGGGCATACAACGCCGCCAGGGGAACTCCGGAGAGGATAGGCACCCTCCTTCCGCTTACCAGAAGCATCCGGGGTGTTACTTCGGCTCTTGGAATTGGCCCAGCGGGCGGGGTGAACATTGAGGGGAACATCCGCAGAGAACTTGGACTTCCCGAGTTTGACCGCTGGGACGACTATCGAATTGACCGGATGCTGTCCAACATGGTCGCTACGGGAGAGATCACGCTTCAGCAAGAGCGGGAGGCAATGATATCCCGAGAGGGTGAAGTGTTTGACCTGGCGGAACATAGAGCGGTACAGGAAATATCTGGCGGTCCAGGTCTTCTGGGCATAGCGAGGTCCGTCTTTGGCATTCCTATTCGGGCCTATCCACCCGGAGAAGAGCACCTGCGGGAACTGCGAGACGAGTATGCACAAGCCTGGCAAGAGTATGACGGTGGCGACATGCAGGCGGTCAATCGGTTCTTCGAGTCTCACCCAGAGTACGAGGCCAGAGTAGATTTGGGATACTGGAACAAGCCCGAGGAACGGATACGCCGGTTTGCGGTTGATGAGATTTGGGATACCTGGAACTCCCTGCCGCAGTTGCACCAGAATGAGGTATCTGAGCAACTCGGTCCCTTGTTCCAGAACGCGTTCCTGGACAGGAATACCAGAAGTTATGAATCCATCCCGAACGAGATGCTGGTTGCTTGGACCAGGGTCATGCGGGGCGATCCGCCCGGGACCCTCTCAACGGGGCCGGGCTGGCAAATTCCCCCGCTTGATCTAGCCCCCAGGGATGTAGCCTATAGGGCAAATGCATTCTACCAATCCCGTGATGCCTACTTCCCGCAGTGGAGAGACCTCCAGAGCGACTACTATCTCCTGGATGAGGGCTCCGCCCGGAGAGAATATCTGAGAGCCCACCCGCCATATGCGCAGTATCGGGCATGGCGAACGGATTGGTTCATGCGCAATCCCGATGTTGTTCCCTACCTTACGGACAGGCCGGAGGACTATACCTACCCGAGCGAACAGGCGCTGCGGGAGGCGCAGGCAGGGCAACCATCGCTCCAGCCGGCAGAGTGGTATCAGGTTTTGGGCCCGAATATCTGGTCCCTCCTGGACGATAACCAAAACGGCGAGGCCCTTCCTGAAGTGGCCCGAAGGAGGCTGCAAGAGATAGCCGACCAGTACGGAACCACAGTTGACCACATTCTATCCGACATAGCACAAGGACTTGCACAAACCCAGTAGTTGTGCTAAAATAGTTGGCATGGAGGACAAACAGGATGACCGCTAGTGTGCAGGACGCCTTTCCGGTGGTCGAGCCGGAACCGATGGGGCCGCCAGCCCCTGACGTTTCGGGCGGATCAGCGGATGCGGGTTCGGCAGCGACCGGCCCAGACGCAAGTGCTTTCGCTAAGGAGTTGGCCGAGGTAAAGGCACGTCTTGATAAGCTCCCCGATGACATCGATGCGAGGTTCAAGTCCGCCAAGGACAAGAGGTTCGCCAAGGTCGATGAAATCTACGAGTGGGTCAAGGCTGCGGGGGGAGACCCCAAGAAGATCGAGGACAAAATTGAGCGCCAGGCGCTCGTGGACCGATTGGAAGCCCTCGAAAAGCCAACTTCAAGTTCCGTCAGCGCTCCTGGCAGGGCGGCTGATGGGGACGCCGAGAGTAGAACGGCGAAATTCCTGAATGACCTGAAAGATGAGTCCGGAGTCGAACTAACCGACGAAGAGGTTCACCAGATTTGGGACGGCAAACGCTATACCAACTGGGAGGACGCCTTCAGGGATGCCCGCAAGGCCGCTTTCAAGAAGGCCAAGGGCGAGAAGATCGGCGCCGGAGCCGTAGTCTTTGAGTCTGGCGTTGGCGTAACTTCCGCAACGGAAGATGAGCTGGCGCGGGAACTGAGAGACATCCAGGAGGGAAGACGCGGAAGCGCCATCTCACCTGAAAACAAGAAACGACGCGCTGAACTAAAGGCTCAACTCGCCTCGCAGAGGCGATAGTGCCGCTCGATTGGATGCACCTAGAAGGCGAGGAGAAGGCGCAAGCCATCCTCGATGATATTGAGGGCCTGGAAGACGCCGAGGTTCAGTCACTCCTAGAGGAGTGGCGCGAACTGGAGGGCTCAGACGACTCTAAGTTGTCTGACCTGACGCGCCTTGCCCTTGATTTTCTTGCACGCAAGAGTGGTGCCCCAACGAGCCGAGAGCGGGCTAGAGCCAGCCTTCAGCGCCGAGGGGTAATAGAATGGCCTCCTTGATCCAAACGGTTTCCTCGACTGCGGTGGGCGGGCAAAACCTTCCCAATTCAGTCAGGACCCAGTACATTGAGAACTACATCGAAGCTGCCGAGATGGCGCGCGTCTACGACCAGATTGCTGCGCCCATTGGCAGAGACATGAGCAACCTTGCTCGTGGTTCCTCGGTGCAGGTTAATGCCCTTTCGGACATGCAGCCTGGCACCTCGGCAATCTCCGAAGTCTCGGACATCGCCATGCAGGCACTCAGGGACGCGACCCTGAGCATCACCCCCACCAGCCGCGGCGAGGGCATTCAGTGCTCCGAGCTGCTTCTAAACCAGGCATACACCGACTACGGTGCCCAGCGGTTTGGGATCGTCGGCAAGGGGTTGATGGAAAGCCTTGAGGTTCTGGCCCGCGACGCGGCCACTCAGGGAAGTCTCGTCATCCGCCAGGGCGTTGCTGCCCGAACCTCACTTCTGGCTTCTGCAACGGGCCACCGGGCGACCGACGGCCTGTTCAGTGACGCCTCGACGATGCTGGAAACCCTCAAGTGCCCTGGCTTCAAGGGCATGGGCGGGGGTCGGCGCTGGGTTGCGATCATGCACCCGGCCGCCTTCCATGACATCCGCGAGGACGGAAACGTCCAGAACGTCGGCATCTACCAAGACAAGGGGATCATCCTCAATTATGAGTTGGGGAGCATCGGTCCATTCGCTCTCGTGAGTTCAGCCTGGGCGAAGGTCTTCGGTGGAGCCGGGGCTCCTTTGACTGATCCGGGTTCAGCGGTGTTCTACACCCTGACCTCCTCGGTCAACGCCCTGGACAAGACCTTGGTCCTGTCCACGGTAACACACCTGGACACACCCACCAACAAGTGGCTTACCATCGGCACGCGAGAGACGGGCGATACGTCCTACCCGCTGAACGATCGGGTGCGCTTTGTGTCTCATGCCGCTGGAGTAGTGACGTTTGTTGGCGAGGCCTCCAACGGCGGGTTGCGCTTTGACCATGCCGCGGCCACCTGGGTCGGGAATGCCTCAGATGTGTTCCCCATCGTCTTCGGTGGACCGATGTCGCTGGCGAAGGTCTACGAGCCTTCGGTTGGCGAGTACGGCACCATCGTTGGCCCGAAGCGCGACGGCTCACTGGACCAGTGGGTCACACTCGGCTTCAAGTGGTACGGGAACTACGGCCGGATGAGCGAGAGCTGGCTCATGCGGGCCGAGGTTGCCTCGAGCGCAAGCGTCGCGTAACATAGTCTGGGAGGGTTCTCTTGAGGATCACATCGTGCCCGGCTTTGCAAAATGGGGTGCCCTCCCGGTAGGCTAGACTAAACCTCTAGCCGGGGAAAAGACAATGGCTGTTGGAACTAGCACGTACAAGGGTCTCGCCGTCCCCCTCAACGGGGAAGTCGAACTCAGACAAGACACTGCGGCAACCGACTTCGTCACCCTGAGTGGCGATGCCAGCATCAGTGGGGATTACCTCGTGTGCCGCACCGGATCGACCGAGGTGTTCGTAATCAACTCGGCCGGTGCCATCGCTGCGGGCTCAATCACTACCGGAGTAGGCGTGGCTGGACTGCGACTGGATACTCTAAAGTCGCTGAAGTTCTCCGCCCCCTACACCACGGCTCTGCCCACGACTGGGCTTGCCAAGGGTGAGATGTTCCTGGTGATCGCTTCAGGGACGCCGCAACTCGCCGTCCAAATCGCTGCTGCGAGCACGGTGAACGTGCTCAGGTACTTCACCGCCAATACGGCAACGTTCGGTCGGGCGAGCGCCTCCTAACAACTGAATAGCCTGAAGGGCGGGGGCGCTAACCTCGCCCCCGCCCGGAGGGATAATGCGAGTTTTTGTCGGCGGAGTATCATCGGAATACGCACATGGGGGTTGCGTAGAATCGTTCCTTACCATCAGATTGAGGCCCGGAGACGAGCGCAAGTACCAGTGGCGCACGCGCGGAGACATTGCCCGTACCGAACTCTGTGACGAGTTTATGCGTCGCAAGGAGTTCGACGCCTTCTTCCTGGTGGACGTGGACATGCTGTTCGACCACGACATCCTGGAGAGGATGCGGTCACACGACCTAGATATTGTCAGCGGGCACTACTTCCGCAGGCGCTTCAACCCAATGATTTCGATTGCCGAGGTCGGGGAATGGCCCTATGAGCCACTGTACGACATCCCCGATGACGGGCTGATTGAGGTCTCGACCAGCGGTTTCGGCTGTCTGCTTATCAAGAGGAATGTTCTGGAAGCAGTACAGAAGACGATGGATCCCAAGGAGCCAATCCTGGGAATGGGGCCCCTGCCCGAGATGACCAATGGTGATCGAGGCCCGTTTGGAGCAGACTTCGTGTTCTCCGCAAGGGCCAGACAATTGGGTTACAAGCACTGGGTGGATTGCAATCCCGTGGCGGAGGCCAGGCACGCGGCGACCGTGTTCTTGGACAGGAAACTGTACAAGAAGGTCCGTGACTGGCAGGTAGAGAAAGCCGCCGACCACTGGAACAAAATCTGGCAACTCAATCTGGAGGTTCATGGAATGGACGCAAAGACCGCCGACGCACGAGTGAAACAACTCCAACTGATCCGCAAAGGCTTTGCCGATAGCTTGCGGGATTTTGAGGATCAGGCGGCGAACCTGCGCACCCGCATTTTCATCGTGGATGGGCAGATTGCCGAACGAGAAATTGACATACAGACAGCGCCGCCGGAACCAAAGACGCTGACGGCAGAAGACTCTCCGAAGCCGCTATTTCTGGGAAAGTTGCCCGTGTTCAACTCAGAGGAAGAGGCGAAGGCCGCCCTGGCGAATAGGGGCAAGGGACCAGAGGGAGAGAGCGAAGAAGAGGGTCAACGTCTTAGGGAACCGGTAGCCAAGAAAACCGCACAGGATTTCTTGGGGGCGCTAAACGATGGCTCGGCCTCTTGAGGTTATCAGGCACTGCTGCCTGGTAGGGACGAACCTTGAGCGCGCCGACCTGAGATCCATGGACCTCAGGGGAGTGAACTTTACCAATTCAAACCTGCGTGGGGCAGACCTGTCCCACGCCGACTGTCGGGGAGCGATCTTCGTGAAGGCGGACCTCTCGCGGGCGTGCCTCTACAACACGAACTGCGAGGATGCGGACTTCAGCAACGCCGACCTCACCATGTCCTACCTACGGGCCACTAATTTCAACCACGCCACGATGTGGTGGGCATCCCTAAGAAGGGTGACGGCCAAGAGCGCCTTCTTCCTTGGGGCAGACATGACCGGCGTAGACATGGCTTACGGGTTCTTTCTGGGATCTAGGTTTGGGCCTCCTCTTTGCAAGGCCGACCAGATGCGGAATGTTGACAAGGCGGTCTTCCACTGGTACTGGAACCCCAAGGGAGGCATCCCATCCTACGACCCGAAAGAGGGGTACGTGGATCTCTGGCACAGCGTCCTGGGGGGAATCTCCATCCAGGAGAATGCCGCGGCTAGGCCGAAATGAGACATCGCGCCCTTGAGTTGAGATTGCAGGAACTGGAAATGCAACTGGAGTTCCTGGTCAAACAGGTCAATGAGGCAAGAGCCTCCGGGGCGGAGAAGACCGTCATTGCCGAGCTGATGCTGAAGTACACCGATGTCGAGGCTCGGATGGACGAGATACATCTGTGGGAAAAGGCGGAGGAGCAGAACCCGCGGTATGGAACCCAGATCAGAGTCAACGGGATGTGGCGCCCGAAGTTGCCGGAGTTTGGATCTCTGGAGAGGGCACTAGAGGCCATGAATTCCCCAACTGGGGGAGGACATTCGGCGGCGGCTGTGAGGGCGGCAAGGGAGTTTCGGTCCAGCGAGGACGCCAGGGAAACTGTCAGGTCCTTAGACGGTAGAAGCCCACTCGTTCCAGAGGAAGAACGGAAGCCGTTCAACACGACGCTATGACCAGCGTAGATAAGCGCCTGGAGCTGGCTTACAAGAGTTCCCTCGTCGGGGCGAACCTGGAGAGAGCGGATTTGCGTGGTCTGGATTTGCGAGGCATCAATCTGACCAGCGCCAACCTCCGAGGGGCCGATTTGTCGCAGGCGAACTTGTCGCAGGCGACGCTGATTAGGACTGATTTGTCCAGGGCCAACATCCAGCGGGCGAACTTCGCCAATGCCGACATGACGGGCTGCGACCTTACGGGGACTTATGGCAGAGGGGCAAAGTTCTACAGGACCAAGTTGTGCCTTGCCTATCTGAGATATGCCCAGTTCAAGAACGCATTCTTCATTGAGTGTGATCTGACGTCGGCCGACTTCTTGAATAGCCTCTTCCTTGGGGCGAAGTTTGATGGCTCCAACACAGAGGGCGTGAAGAATGCCGATAGGGCCATCTTCCTGTGGTGGTGGTCGCCGCTAAAGACTGGGAAAATCAGCTACGATCCTCTACCGGGGTGGCTGCAACTGGACGAGAGCGTTACCGGGGTCGAGAGCGTTCGAGAGAACGCCGCCCGAGAGCGTGTTGAAGACTCCGTACAGAAGGCGTGGGAGGTCATGGACGATGCCTCGAAAGCGTAAGGACCAGCCGGTTCCTCTGGAAGAACTGCGGTTCTCGGGGGATGCTAACCTCATTCTTGCCAGACTCAAGGCAGAATTGGCCGAAAGGGACAGGTACATCAATGTCCTGGAGAATAAGAACCTGGGTATGGAGAAGTGTGCCAATAGGGTCTGGGCTGCCCTGGAGGAGGCGGAGGCAATGGCTAATCGCTTCCCGCAGTTTGTCCAGGATGCCCTGAATGACCCGAAGAAGCACGCCTCCAGACTAGCCGAGGCGGCTCGCTATGGCAGGATCTTCCGGGAAGCGAAGGACGACTTCCAGAGACTCAGATGACTCGTGCGCAGAAGGTCCTCGGGGTTACGGCCGCCAGAGGGGGAAGCAAGGGAGTTCCTCGGAAGAACATCCGCCAGATCGGCGGCATTCCTCTGATTGCCTACACCATCCGAGAAGCCAAGAAGAGCCGTCTCATCAGTAGATACATTGTGTCTACGGACGACGATGAGATAGCCGAGGTTGCCCGCCACTATGGGGCTGAGGTTTTGATGCGGCCGGCGGAACTGGCCGAAGACCACACCCCCATGATTGCCGTGATGCAGCACGCCCTGAAATGGTGCGAGGAGGAAGAGGGGGAATGGTATGACATCGTGGCCGATCTCAGATGCACCAATCCTCTCAAGACGGCCCATGACATCGACGGGGCAATAGAGAAACTGATCCACACCGGGGCGGATGGCGTTATCGGGGTTACAAAGTTGGACGACCACCACCCGGCACGGATTAAGCGGGTCTTCGAGGATAGACTGATTGACTTTGCCTGGCCCGAGCCGCCGGCCGGATTGAGACAGGAACTGAAACCCGATGCCTTCATTCGCAACGGCAGCCTGTATGTGGTTCTTAGGGACGCACTTTTGGACGGCATTCTTCTTCAGGGCAGCGACAATCTTAGACCTTGGTATATGCCGCTGGAGAAGAGTGTGAACATCGACTCTGAGCTGAACTTCGTGTTGGTGGAGGCGCTCCTTGGACGCAACCGCCAGATTTGACCTGGGAGACAGGGAGTACATCTTCACGGCCCCAACGAGTCTCCAGTTCAAGACGGTCAAGAAGATCATCGACTCCTATTATGGAGAAGAGCGGGTCCGCAAGAGAATTGGCGATGTTCATCACATCGTTGATGTGGGTGCATGTATAGGAACGATGTCTCTTTGCTATACGACCATCTGGCCCGATGCGGAAATTCTAGCCATAGAGCCACATCCGCTGAACTTCAAGTATCTTGTGGAGAATTGCAAGGCGTTCAAGAACATCCATCCTGTGTGTATCGCCCTAGGCGACAAAGAGGAGAGAATACGCCTCGCCCTTCCATCTCCCGAGCAGCGCCCATTGTATCCGCAGTTCAGTAGGCTCGCCAATGTCGGCATGGCTTCTCGATACGGGAACTCCGATAACTACGTGGCCGAAGTGGATGCAGTAACCCTGGACAGTATTGTCGGGTGGGACGTGGACCTTATCAAGATCGACGTGGAGGGTTCGGAGGTTTCTGTTCTTCGGGGGGCAGAGAGGACCATCGAGGCCACTCATCCGTTCCTGGTTGTGGAGGCCAGGGAGGAGAACCAGAAGATGGCGGGGGGGTCCCTCGAAGAGTTGAGCAACAGCCTGAAGAGGCTGGGCTACATTCACAGATGGCAATGGGGTGGCGATGCCTGTCTTCAACACCCGCTGAGGAAGCCGTTGTGGACACACTATTCATAGCCGAACTCGGCAGTATGCACAAGGGCATTGGAGGTTGATCGTGGAGATCGTAACGGCGGCAGACACGGGCTATTTTCGATATCTTCTGAGACTCGTGACGACGTCGCACGGCTGGTTGAACGTCCGGCCAGTTGTATACGATCTTGGCCTGACGGGGATTGAGTTGCTGGCATTGTCGATGATGGGCATTCAAACAAGAGGCGGGCCAAGGAAAATACCACGGGGCAGAGGTTATCCGCCAGGATATACCCCGAGGGCACTCCACAAGCCCCTTATACTCCTTGATTACTGCCGTCAATCTACAAGTGACATCATCTATATGGATGCCGATGCGTGGATTGTCTCGCCATTCGAGTTCCCCATAAGGGGCATTGGCGTTACGCGCGTTAGAGACAAGGTTGTGGAAGCATACCTAGGATCACCATTGGCGGACTATAGAGGTCCGCATCATTCTGGCGTTCTTTTCCTTGGCCATAACTCTCAAAGACTGCCCTTTCTGGGCGCCTGGGCCGCGGACACGCTTTCTGATTCCAGTCCCAGCGACAAGAAATCAATGAACAAAGTTCTGACAAACTATGACTTCACGGTTTTGGATGAAGACGAATGGAATGCAAGCACCATGTTTCCGATGACCAAAATATTCCACGCTCATGGAGGCCAGAGTGATGAACAGCGTGTTCTTTGCGGCCGAGCTGGGGAGTCTTCATAAGGGAATTGAGGCCCTCGCGTATGAGATGGTGCGGCAGGCAAAACTTGCGGGCGCGGATGCCGCCAAGTTTCAATTCGGCTGGCCACGGGGGGCAGGGCCGATCCGATGTTGGGCGACAGATAATGCGGCAATCATACGTAAGTGGTGTGACTATTTCAACATAGGATTTATGGCGTCGGTATTCTCGTGGGAGGGATTGGCGACTGCGGAGTCGTCTGGAGTTGATTACATCAAGATGGCACACCCGGAGACATTCGCAAAGAACGCGAACGGAGAGGATTATGATAGGCTGCTAAAGCTCTGCTTTGCCAGCAACAAGCCGGTCTTTGTGTCGGGCAATGTGGTGCCAGGGGCGACCTGTCTATACTGTATCCCGAAGTATCCGGTCTATCAACACGCCCTCAACCTTCCCGGGGATTTTGGCTTTTGGAATGGGTACTCTTCGCACACGCCGGGGATCGAGGATGCGCTGGTGGCCATAGCCAGGGGTGCAAGGGCCATTGAGAAGCACGTGACTCTGAATAAGGCGGATGAGAGTATCAAGGACAATCACTTTGCGCTCTCATTCGAGGAGTTTGCCGAGATGGTCCGCATCGGAAAGGCAATGGCGAGACTGTGCTAGCACACTGGAGCGCCCCCTACAGACCCCATTGGAAGATGTGGTCCTGGCCGTGCGAGACATCGTTCTGGGAGGTCTACGAGGCAAAAGACCTAGAGAAACTACTACCCATTGGGGTGTTGTACGCCAACCCAAATGCGCACTATGTTCTGGACATGGCCGCTCTGGAGATGCTGCCCGACCTCAAGATGGTTGTGACGCCGTCTACAGGTAACACACACATCGACATGCTGGCTCTCAGAGAGGCGGGCGTTGAATTGCGGTCCCTGCTGGATGACAGGCCAGCTCTAGAGGAGATCAGAGCCAGTTCGGAGTTCACGTTCCTGCTCATTCTGAATGCCCTACGCCGACTGGACAAGATGTTGCTATCCGGGGAGTGGAAGCGGGACGAGGAAAGCCTGCGAGGGCATGAACTATACGAGGCGATGATTGGGCTGGTGGGTTATGGAAGGATAGGCAAGAACATTGAGCGGTGGTGCCGGGAGTTTGGGGCCGGCGTTTACTGGTATGACCCCTATGATGAAGCGAGAGACCACATCTATCAGTCTAGCCCCCTGTGGCAATTCTCTAGTTGCCAGGTCGTGGTTCTGTGTTGTGCCCTGACGGCCGAAACCAGGGGGATGATTACCGGGCAGATGATCTACCGGATGAAGCCGAACGCAACCCTCATCAATACCGCAAGAGGGGAACTGCTGGCGGACGATGTTTACGACGCTCTCAAGAAGCGCCAGGATGTGACTGCCTGGTTTGACGTACTGCCGGGAGAGGCCAATGGCGGCCCGGAGCAGACCTACCTGGAACTGCCAAATGTCCATGTGACACCGCACATAGCGGGAACGACATTTGAGAGTCAGGAGAAGGCGGCGAGGATAGCCATGCGCTTGGCGGGGAGGTGGTTGGATGCCTACTGCAAAAGTCCAGCCTAAGTGCTATGAGTTCGTGAAGGCTAGCAGACGGGACTTCAACGCCATCGAGGTAGACGGGAAAGTCCTCAAGATGGGCAAGAAGACGGCCGCCTTCACAACGCACGATGCAACACTGGCAAATGAAATCAACGCCCGTTATGGGTGGCAGAGGGGCGCCACTGGCGACCTGATCATGAATACCGTAGACACTCACCTTCGTCGGGTGAAGTTCTTTGTGATGCCGGAGCTTCCCTGGAAGCGAAAGAAGGAATAAATGGCATTCGTTCTGAGCAACCTATTGCAGCAAGCATTTATCAGACTGGGCCAGGCGAACATCTCCACGGCCACCGGGGGCGCCACAACCTCGGTGGTCGACAGCAAGCAGGTTGGGCTACATGGGGACAATGCCTGGAAGGATGGCGCCTGCATCATCATAAGGGATGTCGCCGGTCTATCTGCCGCTCCCGAGACTGAGATTGCGCTGGTCACTGCGTACACCGACTCTACGGGGACGTTCACATCTGCCACCTCGGCGTACACCGTGGCTCCTGCGGATGGTGATACGTTCATGTTCGTCAACGACTTTTACCCTTTATTCACCATGAGGGAGTTGGCGAACTCCTGCTTACAGGCACTGGGTCCAATTCCCCTCATTGACAGTTCGATTACCACCGCCGCGGCCCAGACGGAATATACCCTACCCGTTACGGCGAAGAGGATGGCCCCGCTTCGGGTGGAGTACAACACCAAGGTTGGCGATGCCAACGACAACCAGTATGTCCCCATTGATAACTATCGTATCGTTCCCGCGACTGCCGGAACGGCGGGGGTGATTGTCCTTCCGCAACTACCCACAAGTAGAACGGTTCGCATCTGGTACATGGGCGTCCACCCGACGCTAACTGCGCACAGCAGCGCCGTGGCAGAAGTCATTGATCCCGAACTGGCAACGGCCCTGCTTGTCGAGAAGGCCCTGGAGTGGCAGAACTCCAGGCTTCAGGGAGGAGATGACTTCCTCCTTCAGCGGTGGAATGACCAGAAGCAGCAGGTAGTTGAGGCAAGGGCGAACTTCCCCATCTGGAAGCCGAAGAGACGCCCGAGATTACTGGTGATCGGCGACTACGTGACAGAAGATGAGTTCACGCACCCAACATGACAGGCGGTGACTTACGACCAAGGTGAGTGTAGGTCCCAAGATCAAGAACCCGACCCACGACTTAGCCCTAGAGGGAGACAACTTCCTATGGGGGCTGAAGCTGGACGGTGGCGTGCGGGGGATGCAGGAGATTTCCCAGTCTCCTTCCACGATGCTGATTGGCAGCGGAGGAAAGAGGTTCGGCACTGGTGATCCGACGTTCACCGAGATTGAGCAGTCTTCGTGGCATGGCGGGAGAGGTTCAGAGTTCTTCTCCGATGATGAGACCAGGTACCTAGACTCTTGGCAGGCGATGACCCGCATTCCGGGTAGGCTTCTCCCTCAGTTGCGGTGGGACTTTGCGCCATGCACAACGCTGACGACGACGAGAACCGTAGACACAATACCGTTCGCCTCGCATTCGTGGAAGCAGCTCAGGGGTTCCACTCGATACATCGACGTGAAGTTCACGTCGCTCGGTTTGACGGCGGACAAGTGCTACATCTGGCTGCGCCGCAGAGGAAGCCCCGGAACCCTGACGCTGGAACTATGTGCCAATCTCGGAGATGACACCCCGGCGCTCACCGCCTCTGCCCTCAAGTCCATAACTGTCACGACCTCGACAATTACCGACACCCTATCGCGGCTCTACGCCTTCGACTGGACGACCACGCAGGCCCTAACTGCCTCGACCGCCTATCATATCAAGATCTTCGGCGCATCCACGGACAACGCCGCCAACCATTGGGAGGTGGCGGTGGACGAGACCGGTTCTGCCTCCCTCACTGCCACGACTGACGGGACCTGGACGGCGGCATCCTTCAGCATGTACTTCCGCGTGGTTCCGGCAGATGCGGCGATGAAGTGGCACTTCTTCACCATCAGCGGCACATTCCACGCCATCAGCGAGAAGGACTCTGGAGACAGCACGCTATTCGAGTGGGATGAGACAAACGATCTATGGGTTGCCGTTACCCTGGATGCGGGAGATGCGCTAAGCGGGACCGTCAAATCGGTGGCGGTTTCCAAGAACATCGCCCACTGCGCCAGGGGAACGGCGGGGGGATCTGAGACTATCTGGACGCTGACCAATGTATCTGGTACAGCCACGGGGCAGGACGATGCAACCGCCGCCAACGTTGCGGACCTAGTTCTGGCCTACAACGATCCCGTAGATGGGCCTCAGATAGCCAGATTTGAGAACAACAACTGGTACTGGTCACGGTCGGACGTGAAGGCGCTCAATACCGACCTCGTGTTTGGGACGGACGTGGAGTTCCCGCAGGGCTTCAATGCACTTGCGATGGCGTTCTACAACGACCAGGTGTGGGTCAGGACCACGGACGGCCTCCACTCCGTGAAGAACGACCGCCCCTCCCGTCTCGATGTTGGGCTGGATGCTGTGCTAGAGCCCTCGACCTCGGCGGGCGCGCTGCTTGCCAAGGACCTTTTCCTCTATCTGGCATGGTCGTTCTCGATTGAGAGACTGTACGGCGGGACGCTGGACGACATAGGCCCCTGGAAGGGCGCCGGTCTACCAGATGGCAGGCAGGGAGTTGTCTCCTGTTTCTGCTCGGGCATTGGCGGTATCTACGTTGGAATAGACGGCGGCTCCGGAAATACATCGTCAGTCTTCTTCACCACAAACGGCAGGGATTACGAGGAAGTGTTCCGCGCATTCGAGGCTGGACAGCGAGTTCGCAACATTGCCTACCAGCCACAGAATGGGACGACCAACCCCGCAAGATTGTGGATCAGCGTTGGCAGCGATCTGGTGTTCATTGCCCTACCAGACCAGTCCATGAATCCACTGCACGACTCCGACAGTCGGTTCGTCCACGAGTATTCCGTTACATCCCCAACGCATGACTTCGGGGCATCCCATCTGCCCAAGTTCTTCAGGGCGGTCGAGTTGTCGGCGGATAACCTGGGGGCGGAGTGTGATGTGGGGGTGGATTACCAGATAGACAAAGACGTAGGCACATCTACCTGGGTAGAACAAACCACCCTATACCAATCACCCCACGACGTGGCCGACCTAAATATGGGCAACCGCAAGAAGCTGCGTTACCGCCTGCGCTGCAATACCTCCAATGCGGCCACCCCGCCCGCCGTGAATGCAGTGGTGGTTACCGGCTTTGCCAGGACGAAACTCAAGCGGCAGTGGAACCTGCGGGTAAAGGCGGCAGACCTCCAGAGAACCAGAACGGGCGGCAAAGACCACTCGTGGTCCAGCTTCTACGCCTTCATTCAGGAGGGGGCAAAGCAGGCGGACGACTTTGTGCTGCGCTCTCCAGAGGTAGAACTGGACGGCTTACACGTTGTTATGGATGCGCCGACGGTATTCAGGAAGTTTCAGAACACCATCCAGCGCTGGACCGGAGGCTCCTTTGCTCTCACCCTACGGGAAGCGTAAGACATTCAAGTACAAACTGCGCCCTCGTCCTCCGGAGATGCCGCTGAACAGATTGGCGGGGGCGAGTGAGACAGAGAGACTGACTGGCTTTGTGCATGGGAAAGAGGCGTCTGATCTGGAGGAAAGGTTTGCTCGGGCGCTGGATAGGGCGGGTAAGGATTACCGATTTGAGTATCTAGTTCTATCCAACATAGGACTTCCGGGCGAGGAGAACCAGATTGACTTTGTGGTGGATGACATCTACCCGGTGGAAGTTGACGGCAACTTCACGCACAAGTCGGCAGAGCAGAAAGCGCATGACCAACAGAGAGATGCCATCCTGAATGAGCAACTATCTGACTGGGGGTGGTATCCGATTGACCGCATTCCGGGGGACTTTCTGGAGACGCAGGAAGCCGCCAACCAGATAGTCGGGGAGAAATTCTAGTGGGCCAAGTCCTTCCAACTCAGTACCAGGGCGAGAACGCCATCGTCCCGTGGGTTCTGTCCTTCACGTGGGCGGCGGAGGTTTCCGCTCCCACGTCTGTCACTGCCTACAAGAACGGAACTGACGTGAGTTCGACGGTTCTTTCGGGGTCGAACAGCGTCAGTGAAACTAACCTGACGCTCAAGGCTTTGGGTTCTACCACGGGCGGAGAGTTGTACATCATTGATATTGTCGTTGCGGTGGACGGCGTTACCGATGAGTGGTGGCTGCCGGTGCAGGTGCTCAAAGAAACGACGGGCAAGACGACGTGAGCACCACGGTTGTTGTTCCTGCCAGAGACTACATTATCCCAGTAAGCAAGGACAGGGACCGGACATATACGACGACGTACACCACGGGGCTACTGAAGATCAATGCCACGGACTATCTGCTCATCAAGAACGAGACCCTGCTTGCGGAGATAGTGGTTGGCCCCTATGCTCTCCAGACATCCCTAGATAGTCAACCAAGCTCCCCCGATTATCTGGAGTTCCTGGTGGATGAAACGGCCGGATACACGCTGACCGTGACCGGCACGGATAACAACAATGTGGCCCAAACAGAAGTCCTCACTATCGGCGCTCATGCCGGCGATCCGGTTCGCTACACAACCACAAAGATTTTCAAGACGGTGGATGTTAATGGCCTATCTCTAACGGCGTGCAACGGAACTCTTTCATGCGTGGCCAGAGATATGCTCATCCTCCAGGACACCTCCGGCACACCCATATTGGCGCCATCAGTTACAGTGCCATTCCGGGACTACACCATCCCGGTTCCCGAAAGGTTGACCAATGGCTGACTCTGAACTCCAGGATTTGACCGCAGATACCGCACCGGCATCCGGCGATGTTGTCTACGTCGTTGTTGACCCGGCCGGCACACCTCTGGCCCGGAAGATGACGGTCGACAATCTACTGAAGGCTATCAACATCCTGTCGGCGGATACGACACCAGGTACGGCCGACCTTGTGGTGACGATTGATGACCCGTCCGGAACTCCGGTAGCCAAGAAAGCCACCATCGCCAACCTGATGAAGGCGTGGTTCCTGGACTCGGAGGGCAACCCGGCGGATGTTGTTACCCTGACATCCGCCGACGGGACGAGCACCTACGCTGCCCGGAGGGACCATGTTCATGCGCCAGCATTGATCCGCCATGTTTGCATCGAGGTTGTGGACAAGGACACTGCATTGACCACAGGGGATGGCAAGAAGGCATTCCATATTCCGCCTGACATAACGGGCTACAACCTAGTCTATGTCCATATGTTTTGTCTGACGGCCAGCAGCAATGGCATTCCCACTATTCAGGTGCGCAATCAGACTGACACTCAGGATATGCTGAGTACGAAGTTGACCATTGACCAGGGAGAGACGGACTCAAAGGATGCTGCTGCGCCCGCCGTCATTGATACCACGAAGGACGACGTGGTTACGAATGACATCATCGCTCTGGACTGCGACGTGGCGGGCACGGGCACGAAGGGTCTGTATGTGACCTTGGGGTTCCAGAAGCCATGACGACCTTTAGCGACCAGGCACTCACCGCTGACACCTACATTGCGGACGACGCCCCGACCACAAATCATGGGACCGAGAACGGACTCTATGGTGGAGAGTGGAACGGCGGGGCACAAGTTGCCAGGACGCTCCTAAAATCCGACCTAAGTTCAATACCCACTTCCGCGACAGTCCTAAGCGCAACTCTTTCCCTGTGGGTGGCTGCGGACTACGCAGATAACACAAGGACCTATCGCGTCTTCCGCCAAAAGCGCGCCTGGACAGAGGCCGGGGCGACCTGGAACAAGTACGATGGAACAAACGACTGGCAGACGGCGGGCGGCTTTGGTGCAAATGATTGCGAACAGACGGATATTGGCAACACGTCGATAGTCAACAATACCGCTGTGGGCACGGAGATACAATTTGCGCTAACCGCCTCTGCCGTCGAGGCAATGTTCGACGGGACGTTCACAAACAATGGCTTCATGGTAAAGGCGGACACAGAGACAAATGATATGTGGGGCTTTGTGTCTGCCGAGAACGCCACCGCGGCACAGCGCCCGAAACTCGTCATTGAGTATGTCGTCGGCGGCATGATTAGTTGGTGGTTTTGATGCCCCCCAACGACCGCGTCACCCAGAAGCAGCACTACGAGGACCTCACCAGGCTTGGTGAGGGGCTTGGGAAATCTGTCGCAGACTTAGACAGTAAGCTCGGCGCCAAGATGGACAACATTCTGGCGCAGGTGACCTCAAACCGAACCGCCAATGCGGGAGAATTCGCCTGCCTCCAGGAGGGCTTGAACGGGCTCAAGACACGCCTGGAGGGAAAGGGGGGCCTGATTGACCGGATAGACACAATCGACGGGAAGGGGGGACGCCTGACAGTCCTTGAGCACAGTGATAGGAAGGTTGGCTTCTGGGCCAGCCTCATTGGGGTCGTTTCGGCTGCCATAGCCGGAATACTTGCAAGCCGGAATTGAACGTGCTATAATCTCTCCACGGGCCGGGCCTGGAGGGCCAGGAGAACGTAGGTTGCTGCAAGCCGCCAACGGTGCCCATCACCGGCGGCCCAAAACTTCGCCCGACTGCTCCACTGGGCAACCAGAGCGGTGATGTCGTGCGGCGAGATGCTAAGCATCCCGCAATGCAGATGAGCTGGAGCCCCGGCCCCATTCACAATCTCGGCACTGGAGGTTTACAATCAGACGCAGCTGAAGTTTACAATCAGCCAGGCTTGTAATCGTCGATACAATGTATACACATTGTAGTCATCCGCATAAGAAAGGCAGTCAAAGGAGATAACATGAAGAAGTTCTACGCCAGCAAGAGCTTTTGGTTCTTCGTTCTCTCGATCGTTGTGGCCGTGGCTGGCCTGTTCGGCTTTGCTGATTTCCAGCCATCGGCAGACCAGGCGACGATCATCGCCCTGGTTGTGTCAGTTGGGGGCCTGATCCTACGGTTCCTGACCAGCAAGGGCATTGAGCTCTGATAGTTCGTGTCATGTAACTACCCGTTCAATAGGTAGTTACATGACATGGTTACCAACTAAGTAGGTCGGAGGGGCCATGCCCATTGAATTTGTAGAACAAGATGATCTAGACGATGTTGAACTGCGGCTGCAAGCCCGCATCGACGAGATCGACACGGGCGGCGGGTTTCCTATGCCCGTCGGCGCCTGGGAGGATGCCACTGGCGAGGTTCTATGGGGCTTCAAGGGGCTGCGGCAGTGGCCCGATCTGGGCAGCGGCGGAGAGTACAAGGTCTACGCCCTGGTCTCCGGCAACTCGGTGACGCTGGAGGTCTATGGCAAGATGGGCAGTGCTGTTACCTGGCCGTCTGAGAGTGCCTGGTACTTCTACCTGCCCGAGGAACTCCAGCCCACCCGAAGAAGTGTCGGCAACCTGACAGTTTACGAGGAAGGCAAGGGAACGATTACGGGGGGCAACTGCCGCCTCGTACTTCAGGCGACGGCTACGCCCCCGTACTATGCCCTATGCCTGTTCTGGTCTCCGCTAACCCCCTCTGCGGGCTATCTAACCAAGAACTACCCGCCAGGCACCTGGGCCAAACCGGGTAGCTGGTTCCTTGCGCAAATCACCTACGAACGCTCTGTGTGAGCTGCGCCACCTGGGGGGCTGTGGCGGGCCACTAGAGGGCGCTCACGTCATCAACAAGAGTGCCCTGCGGAATGTCCGCGGGGCACTGGCCTATTGTGAGAAGAACTCCGAGATCCTATTGGCTGTCGTGTGTAAATCTCATAACACCGGAAGAACTCACGACACAAAGGAAGCCCGCGCCTCACTATTGAAAGCGCGGGTTTCGATTTTCGGGGAGGAGTACGTCAGTGGCGTACTAGAGGGGCTGCGGCTTCTGTCTAAGAGTCGGCCGCCGGAGTGGAGGCTAACCGCGCTTCTTTCTGCGTAACCTATGCCACGTATGGTTCATGCCCGGCCGTAGGTCGGCATACCAATGCGTCACCTTCCAAAACAGATCCCCGCGCCGCCGCAATCTCCACTTCCGGCAGATTTCACAACGGACAAAGAATCTCAGATGAGGGGTCTCGTAACACGTGCCATTGTGTATGTGTTCAGTCATCAGCCCCTCTCTGTTGGACGCAGCTCGTATTGTTCGGGTTGTTTGTGAATCTCCAGCTTCAGATATCTAAGGATATCCCTGACCACATCCTCAATTGGCATCCCCGTGCTTCGGAGAACATCTGAAATGCAGGTGTACATTTGCAGCCGATCCTCCAGATTATCCAGTCTGGCATTCAGGCTTTCTATTTCTTGGCGCTTGTTCATCAGCCCTTCTCTCCGCCGGGTAGCCGCTTCGGCTTCTTCAGTTTCGCCCACGCTTCTTTGTCCCCGTTATGGTAGTCGACAGTTGCCCGCCAGTGCTTACCCTGATCCAGCCGTGGGTGTGTAGCCAACCAGCCCTCGTACACGCTGATGGGCAGGTGCGGTATGTTGCATTGGGGGCATCTCATTCCTTCTCCCCGCCGGGTAGATTCCAGTCCTCCCCCGCGGAAATCTTCGTCCTGAATTCCTCCTGAGATGTGAGGGGCTGCTGCCAATCCTTATATACATAGCCGAAGTGGCCAAATTCCAAGAAGAATGCGTCAACATTCGGGCCAATGTAAACAAAGACGGTTCCCGTTGTTGGGGCACTTTCCTGTGGGGTTTTGTTGCTTGCGCCACCCGCAAACTTGGGCCGATGGTGGGTTTCGCACATGGCCCTTGCCGTTGTCCATAGTTGGCTGAACCATTCGGTTTCCTTGGCGTGGGAATTGAGGCACATGATTACCTGCCTAAGCCTTCCGGACTTATATTCATTAACGGCGTGCGCCACAAACGCCTTTTGATATCCCCCGTATGGGGGGTTGAGCCATATGCGGCCATTCCATTGATGTGAAAGGCCATCTTCCTTGATCGTGAATATAGCAGAGGCACGAATAACCCGATTTGCAATCGGGGTCGATGCCGGATCGAGGTCAATTGCGCCCATGACTCTGCGGGCCGCCTCAATGTATATGGGCGGCGTAATATAATCATCAGATTCTGATTGAAGTTGTATGAAAAGCGCATTTCTGCGCCTCTCCCGAAGGCTTCTATTCACTGACAGATGCGCAAAGACGGGAAGCATTTCCTGTCTGGCCGCACCGGCCTCCCGTCTGTTCCACGGAAATCTATATGGGTAGGGGTAGATATTCGGAATATCGTCCTTCTCGGCTGCCGCCCATGGCTGCTCCATCACCCACTCAACATATTCTCGGAGGTGTCCGGCGTTGTGAAATAACTCTCGCCCACCATTTGCTTGCCTGATGTTGTATTCGTCAAAGTGGCGGTGTATTCGTTCTTCCTCGCCCTTCAGCCCAGACATTGCGGCGAAAAAATGGTCCGTAGTATTTGATAGTTGTGCTTGGACACGGTCATAAGAGGATGCTCCCGAGAAGCCAATCTTTACCTTGTTATCGTCACCATAGAAGTAGATCACGCCGCTCCTCCTTGTAATCTCTCCCAGTCCGTCCAGTGCTCCGTTAGCACCGTGACGTAGCCGTCTCGGATAATCGCCGCCCCCAGAGCATGGGCGTCCTGCGTGTTGTGCCTCTGGGCGGCGTAGGACAGTCTCCGCTCGTCCACACAGCAGCCGATCTGCCAGCCCATCCACTGCCCCGACTTAGACGGGTTCATGCTCATCCTATGGGAGTGCGCCATCAGAACATGGCATTGGTACTTGTCTGCCAGTTGCGAGGCGGTGTACTTTGCTGCGCCCTTGGGATGTTCGATGAGGTACGGAACGCCCTCGGACATCACATACGAGAAGTAGAACGGCGCAATCCGCCACTTTGGGTCAGTTGCATCCAGAAACTTCTTGAAGTCCTCTGCAAAGGTGGCGCTGTTCAGGGCTCTCAATAGGCGCCCATCGTGGTTTCCGATTACCAGATCCACTCTGTCGAACATCTCGCCAATGACCTTGAGAGACTTCCTGGCAATCTCCATCTCCTGCGAGATGCTGGGGGCACCCTCCTTCACGGGCTCAGCAATCTGGTCCATGATGGTCAGCAACTCATCCCGCTTGCTTGGCTGGAGAGTGAGGACAACCGCCTCCAGCAGGTCTCGGTGTTCTTCAGATAGCCCGCTCTCTGCGGCGGGGTTGATCCAGTTTGCCTCCCACCCCGAGAGGCTATCGAAGTGAACCGTATCTCCAGCGATGTTGCACTGTTTGATGCCCCACTTGTCCGCTAAGTCTAGGCACCTGTTCAGAAACTCGGCGTGGTGAAACGGAAACTCTGGGTCAGGCAGGATCAGGCAGTCGCCCTCCATGACCAGCGGCGCATCGTACTTCGGGTAGGGCGAGACGGCAATCTGAGATACCGGGCGGATCTCGGCATAGTGGTGCCGCGCGCCATGAGACGTTCTCTTGAGTAGTTGCGCTATCCTTTTCCAATCAGGCAAACCGTTATCAAGTTTGACGGTTATCGCCAGCCGCAAGAGTGCGGCGTCTTCCTCGGTGGACCATATCACACCTGACATTCAGCCTCCCTTTGGTAGTATCATTTTTAGATACTGCGGCAGCCCCTCTGACACCTCCCAC